TAGTTGAAAACAAAGATAGTCTATTGAAACCGATTCTCTCGCGATTTTGCGATATTTACATACCACCTCCGGTGATTACGTCGCAGGAAGACGCAGATACGCATGAGCACGAAACACTGAGAGTCATAAACCTTCACAATTATCTTGCAGATAAAGCATGCGACACTTATAAAATCAACAAATCGAGAGAACATCCTCTACAAGATTTAATAAAGATACATCCGAGTTACTTACGGGACAACACGATGATGCCAGGAGTTGCGAATGACGAACCTACTTGCAATCAATATGAAAAAATACTAGATTTATCGGTATCGTTATACGAACAAGGATATTGTGGATTGGATATCATCGACTTTATTCATGCACATCCCGATATCATCGATATACGAAGATATGAACTACTCATCATGTTCGACAAAGTTCGGAAAGAGTTTAGAAATGAAAAACTTTTACTATTATATTTTCTTCACTTCATCGTATTTCGTTGTAAATTGAGTTTAGAAAATATTTCATTTATGTAATACATTTTCATTCCATTCCATTTCACGACAACTTCGATATGGACGATTACTCTGTAACATCGCTTTATGAGTCAAAAAACGAATGGGCATCGCGCCTGGTTAATATTTTGACACCCCTTATTCAAGAAGGGGTTCGCTCTATTTTTGATGAGGCTGTGAAGCTTTGTGTTGGAAATAAAGAGCAGGACAAGTATCTAATGACCTTTCAGAATCTTCTTTCACGTGTCCCCAAATGGAATCCAAACATCATCAAGGAAGAGACCTCGCGAATTAAGGAACGCAGTACCTGTGGTTATTTAGAAGATTTGATTACATGTGTTCATATCATTCATTTGAAATGCATGACGGTTATGCGCGTAGGTAACAAGCAGAAGAAGGTTGATATTAAAATCCCACAATTAGCGGATTTTGTTCATAAGATTTATGTGAATACTGCGCGAAAGGTATATTCAAATGTATATATTTTCGAGAGAGGTGTTCAACCACTGCATACCCAGCGCAACAATCGCGAGTTTGAGATTATCGTGAAGGAGTGTATTTACAACACGATTCGCGACAATATTCCAGTGGAGGAATTAATCAAGATGTATTTAGAAGATACGATCGAGGATGTTGTCGAAGTCACCGAGAACGAGGAGGTCATTAAACAGGAGCCTATTCTCTCGGAAGAGGACGCCAATCTCTCGGCGAGGCGCCGCGCACATCACGGAAGCACGCGGAGAAGACGCCATCGCGACCGTATTACTGATGGTGATGGCGATGGCGATGGAGATGGAGGAGCCAACGAGGATACTCGCACCGCGACTATAGACCAGCTTGATTTTGTTGGCGAATTGAATGGCACAGCCGCTTCATCAGCGTCAGAGTCGGAGTCGATGCATGACAACAATACTAGTTCCTCGAATAACGGCAGCAACAGCGGCGGTATATCTTTTGGCGAGAACGAAGTGCGAACGTTTGAAACAGATTCAAGTGAGAGAAAGAATGAGTATATGACACACGATGACGACGATGGCGGAGATGATGATGATGACAGCAACGGTCGTTTAAATATTGGCGGTGATATTCGTTTAGACACTCTTGATATTCATACGCTGAATGACACACAAGAAATTAACGCACCACCCCTGTTAGATGATATTGAAATATTGGCGTAATAATTCGTTTGCTTCATATATATTTAATGCAACTGAATATTATAATTCGTATTGTTGTAATGGAGACAATTATAAATTATTGGAACAAACAACCTTGTAATATCAAACACTCCTCTTGTGAAGTTGGTACAAAGGAGTATTTTGACGAAGTCGAAAAACGTAAGTATTACGTAGAGTCACACATCCCTGGTTTCGCTGAATTTAACAAATGGAGCGGAAAAAAGGTATTGGAAATCGGATGTGGAATCGGAACTGATGCAGTTAATTTTGCAAAAAATGGTGCAGAATATACTGGAATAGAGTTATCGGATACATCTCTCGAATTAACAAAAAAGAGGTTCGAAGTATTTCAACTGAAGGGGTCTTTTTTCAATATAGACGCACAAAATCTAGAAGACTTATCTAAGGTAGGCTGCGATTTTGATTTGATTTATTCGTTTGGTGTAATCCATCATTCACCAGATCCTCAAAAAATAATCGATAACTGCTTACGGCTATTAAAACCCGGCGGTGTTCTTAAAATAATGGTGTATGCAGAAAACTCATGGAAAAAGATGATGATTGACGGCGGGTTAGATCAATATGAAGCGCAATCGAATTGCCCAGTTGCATTTACCTATACGAATGACCAAATTCATAAGATGTTATGCGAATTTAGGAATATCCAAATTCAACAAGAGCATATTTTCCCATATAAAATACCGGATTACAAACAATATCGGTATGTAAAAGAAGATTGGTTTGAACACATGCCTGATAATATATTCAAAGGTTTGGAGCAGAAACTAGGCTGGCATTTGTGTATAACTTGTCAAAAATAATACACACATCTGTATATAGTAACTACATCGAGCCGCCATGAGTGAAGAAGAAAGCGAAGAAGAGAAGAAATGGTATAATAATATATTCATCATCGATTTACTGATTTTCATTTTTTCATTTGCATTTTTAGCAATAGCTGGTGGTATTATGTATATTTGTTATCCGCCGGTCATGATGGCATTCCAGACATAATAATACGTGTGTAGCCGCGTATAAAAATCAATAAATAATTGAATTTGTATGTATATACGTCTATTCAGAATTATATACATTCATAAGTATGTTTAACTCGACAAAATTAGCAATTATCGGCGTAGTCGTCGCTGTCGTATATTTTTTATTGAAATTCATAGAAATGCGGTTTGTTGATTCAGATAATCAAAAACCGGTCAAGGTCCTTGTTCGCGATTCCATCGTAGTCTGTATATCTGCAGTCTTGGCGGTTTTTGTATTGAACCAGTTTGAGAATATTAGCGCTGGTGCTGGTGGCAGCAGCGGCGGCGGTAGCAGCACACCGGCGGTTTTCGTAGATACACCCGGGTTTTAATCGAGATGTAAGTGTTCGACGTCATCACTTTCGGGCGACGCATCAGAAGATACATCTTGTTCTGGTTCGGGTTCGGGTTCGGGTTCCGGCGCCGGCGCCGACGCCTGTTCCACCTCCGATTCGGAAGACACTTGAATACCATTCGCATAATAATGTTTTCCAACTTGGTTTAGATTGGATAACATCAACCACCATGCTTGCATATAAGAATGCTCGACGTATTTCAGGTCGGGCGCCCATTTCCCACAAAACCTGCGAACATAAGGTGCGGCAACGACATTTTTGTACTGGGGCATCGATGGAAAGAGGTGATGTTCGATTTGAAAATTGAGATAACCCATAATCCATGTAACAAGCGCGGATTTGGTCGATATATTCACGGTATGATCCAACGCATATTCAAACCAAAGGAGATGCTTATCTTCCGGAATCACGCCTGTGTATGTATGCGACAGAGAGAAGTGGCCGAACAGATATACGAAATTCCAGAAATTGGCGACCATAAGGAGAAAATAGGAATACAGCAATCCATAACCTCCATAACTGGAAAATATCAAAGGAATCACAATATGCGATGCCGACATACATACCGCCTCAAACACCGCCTCTGTATATACTTCTCTCGTCTTCGCGGAAGACAAACGTTGAAATACCTTTCTTGGGTGAAGATAATAACTCCAAAACAAATGAACGAATATTCCATTTACAACAGGCAAAAACGTCCATGCTTGAAGACGCATCCACCATCTGCTCATAAATCGCGACGCCGCCTTCCCATTCGTATTATCCTCAAATGCGGTATTGAAAAATGCGACAAACGGTGTTGTATCCAAGTCAATATCGTGCTTTACTTTCTGCGGTGTTGCGTGATGTTTTTGATGCATAGAATTCCATACAGAGGAACTAACACCGCCACCAAATCCCATCATTAATGTTTGAATCGCGCGATCGACCGTACGGACGCCAGTAAAACTAAGATGACCGCATTCGTGTTGCACCCAACCACAGCGGGTCTTAAATGCGATGAACGAGAGAAGAGATGCATATATGTTATAAGACGCCAACCACGTTCCTAGACTGAAATAAAATGCGAGTTCGAGCATACGGAAATAAACATGGATATAATCTGGTTCAAAACATCCCTGATTGACGAGATTGGCCCGCATCTCTCGGAAATCCGCCGTCATTTCTTGCTGGCGGGGGGTTAATGGGATATTTGCCGCGGATTGCTGCGGAACGGGCTCAGGACCGTCATTATAATGGGGTAATGACCGGAGCACACTTCTCGCCTTAGATGACCTATAATGAAACTCATTAAATATCTCGGTTGCGTCGGGTGTATTCTTTGCGTAATTGATGATATTTCCACCTGGATGCTTGAATTCGGTGATGTCGTATGTCGTACCGTCGATGGTGATGGTGTCACGATCTTTGTTCATTATATATATACCAATATATACAATACCAATATATTATAACCGATTATATGTTTATATTATATCGGTATTGTATATATTGAATGGAACATTATTCAAATACTAATCACCGCACCACATTCTCAGTATAAACATAAAAAATTGATTTGTTATGTTTATATTCATAGGTAATCATCATTCGTACTTCGTACTTCATCCTTCGTTCATTCGCTATAATGTCTTCTACTGCTGCTATCGCTACCGTCGCTCCTGAATCCGTTTCCGTTGCGGTTCATCATTCTGAACGCGCGCCCGGATACTGGCCTCTCACACTTGATGAAGTGAGAGATTGTGATCTCTCGTATTTGAATGACAATCATTCGGCGGATATGATTAAGGATGGAATGCGTGCAATCGTTCTTGTCGGCGAAATGCCCAATATCAAAACCAAAGAAATCAACGTGTGGAAGTATCTCTCTGAATATAGCCCCCCCGCCGACCGCGGCTTCATGTTCAGCGGCGGTGATGACAATATTGTCTCGCTGGTTCAGAATCAAATGGAGACTGGTCATTCTGGATGTTCTATGGGTTGGACCATGCGTAATATCGAGTTCATCGCGAAGAATGGACTTTCTGAGCACCGAACCCGGATTTTGAATAGCCGCCGTGAATCGTCATCGCCATATTCATAATCGCGGTCATCGTCCGCATCGTGAGCATCATGATTACTTACACAACACCTTCAGAGTAACACGGTAATGTATCCACATTCATAATAATATGTGTATTTCGACCATCTTTCGGGAACTTCGCCGCAATGGCCGCATGCTTCTTGTATTTTTTTAATGTGATTTTATACTCATCAAAAATTGCGTTGTGAATCTCGTTGGCGGGAATATGGTTATGAACCGACCTCGAAATCATCTTATACAGCTTAAAATCCGGATATCTCTCCTCGCCACTCGATTTATACAGCACATTACGTCCTTTGTCATCCATCGTCCATTTCACGACCATCTTAATAATAGGGTCGGATTTACAGAGCTTCTCTACCTTGTTTATGTCGTAAATAAAATAATCAAAAAGAGCGCATGCAAAACGGCACAAATCAAAACTGTAATTCGGCTCTACAGCGGGCTTATCTGGGTTATAATACGGCGGGAAGTTGTATTGCGTCGCTGCATCCCCTTTGGGGTGGAAACTGTCGCTGCAAATAAGCTCACCGCGGAATTTATATATCGCACGACCGAAATCGATGATTTTAAAGATGCGTCCATATGTCGGAACCTTGTAATGTTGGCCCTCGTATAAATAATAAATGAACTCTTCGGTGGTTTCAATAAACATAATATTGTTTGTATGCAGGTCGTTATGCGTAAATGAAAACATTTTCTGATAAATAACTAGCGTCATAATCACCTGGAACAGCAACGAAGTCCATTCTTCATTTGTCAGTTCATCCCGCATCATAATGTTGTCGAGTGTGCTAACACACTTTTCGAGTAAAATAGCCTGGATTGGAAAGTCTTTGATTTTTACGATGATTTGTTCATCGTCGCTATAGTCATCACCAGAGTAGTCCGAAGAATGTTCATCACTTTCGGTTTGGTCATCGTCGTCGTTGTGGTCGCGTTGCTCACCGCTGTCAGAGTCGGTTTGACCTGCACGGCCTTTCTCATCATCATCTTCTGTCGTCGTATAAGAAGAATTTGACTGCGATGTATCACTATCACTCATATCGTCGTCGTCGTCGTTATCCCTCGTATTCTTTTTAGGATGCAGTATCTTTGGCTCGAGTTCATGTTCTTGATGCTCGCTTTGAATATCGAAATCAGCCATATTTACCTCAAGTATGCTAAGAGATACATCGCCGGGGGTAGGCGGTAATGCGGTAGTCGCGGCGACATCTGAAGCAACTTCTGCGGCATCACACTCCGAAACATATTCAAGAATATCAATACGGTCCTTTTTACTGAAGTAGCTATCCGACAATAAATAATCATCGGTATGCTTCCCGCCACTCATTACCGGCTGCAGTTTATTTCGAAGTTTCTTTAATTTATTACCGCTCATCGTTGATTCATCATCACCAAACTGAGAATAATCAATCGTGAAAAGTTCGTTTTCGTATGTATTGAAAAAGGAGCAATCCGCCAAATAATCAATATCATCAAAGACATTCGTGGAAAATTCGCGTTGTTTGCAAAGATAACTTCCATAATAATCAAGACCATGAACCACCCCGTGTGTATGTAGCGCGCGACTTGTCAAGTATGAGAAAAACCCATCTACATAAGAGGAATTATTGGTATTCAACATCTTATCTTCACAGTTTTCTGCGGTTGAATTGTATTTAGGAAGCGTGCATGACTTTTTGCTCGACGTAGCTCGCGACGACAACGACGACGACTCGTATTTCCCGGATAAATAGCGAATAGGATCCAACAGCGGAGAGTACTTCACAAACATCGGAACATTCGTCGTATTTCCTAGGTCATCGCCAATCACCGTTTCTAAATGATTTAGCGAAGTATGACTGAAATTGGAGCGACCCTCTTCATTACTGCTACCACGGTTGTCCATAATTTGTGTAGGATGCTCGATGATATTCTGCAAATAATACCTTTGATTCAATTGAATTCCGTTGTAGTTGGCTTCGTTGATATCAAAAAATCTAGAATAAATGGGTATGTAATTTTGAATATCATACAATAATGCAGAATCAATATTCTCTGGAGTATATTTATGTTTTCGGTAGTGAAGTTGAAATGGCGTTGTCATTTTCCTAAAATACAGTAATAATATGATTGTTCAATAGAAGTTTTATATTCATTTTAAACGGGCGGCGGGCATATTCAATTCATTTCGTGTAAAACATCGTAAAAAAATATACATCATTTGTATCATCGGGTGAATCGAAACATTAACCAATATGAATTTAGAACTCGCAAAATTCGAGATGAAAGCTATCAGTTTTCGCCCCGATGAAAATAAGGGGCCCGTTATCGTTCTCATTGGACGGCGTGACACTGGTAAAAGTTTCCTCGTTCAAGACCTTATGTTTCATCACCAGGATATTCCCATTGGAACCGTTATCTCAGGAACAGAAGCCGGCAACGGTTTTTTCGCTGCACATGTGCCCAAGTTATTCATCCACGATGCGTATAATACTGCAATTATCGAGAATATTCTAAAGAGGCAGAAAGCAGTGTTAAAGCAAGTGAAAAAGGAAATGGATACGTATAAAAAGTCGTCGATCGATCCGCGAACGTTTGTCGTTTTAGATGACTGCTTATATGATAACAAATGGACGAAGGATGTGATGATGCGTCTCCTCTTCATGAACGGGAGACACTGGAAGATCATGTTAGTCATCACAATGCAATATCCATTGGGTATCCCTCCAAATCTCCGCACCAATATCGACTACGTTTTTATTCTCCGCGAGCCATATATTGCGAATC